TCTAGAACTGTAAGTGGTTCTGAAAATGAAAATATTTTTGTAGGAGATGCTAATGGTTCTAATTCAAGAGGTTATGCACACATGTTTTTTGATGGTGAAAGTAGAATTGGACAAATTATATATCCAACAAACTTTTTAGATGTACCAAGTACAACGTCAGCGATTACGTATGCTGTGAAAGTTAGATGTGTAAGTAGTACTCCTATAGGTGTTAACTATGCCTATGATAACAATAGTACTGGTTCTGGACCAATTAGAACAGCTTCAAGTATTATCGCAATGGAGATAGCAGCATAATGGCAACTTTAAACACAACAAACATTAAACATGCTTCCTCTGGTTCTAACAATATTGTTTTAGCTAGTAATGGAAGTGTTACTATTCCGACTTTAACGGCAACAAGTTTAACAACTAACAGTAGTTTTGGTAAAGTTCTTCAAGTTTTACAAGCTGTAAAAACTGGAGTACAAAGTTTTACTGTTAGTGGTGGTACACATGATATATCAGGATTAACTGTTAACATTACTCCTTCTTCTACATCAAGTAAAATTTATATTATGGCTGATGTTGGTGGACACGTTCACAATAGTATGGGTGGAGCTTTTTTATTAGTCAGAACAATTTCTGGCGGTTCTGCTGCTAATATTAATACATCAGACACTGCTTCCAACAGAAGAGTTTCAAGTTTTACTGGTACTCTTTACACAGGAGACGGTGGTGGGTCAAATGATATTACGTTAACCGCTAATTGTAAATTTTTAGATTCGCCTAATACTACAAGCCAAGTTAACTATAAAGTAATGATGCAAAAACAAGGTGGTAATGATTTGTACTGCATAAATAGGACTGAAAGTGATAATGATTCTCAGGATGAAGCAAGAACAGTAAGTCAAATAACAGTAATGGAGATAGCAGCATAATGGCATTAACAAAGATAACAGGTGGAGATGGAATCAAAGACGGTACCATTAAAGAAGCCGATCTTAATATAGATAATACTCCTACAAATGATTACGTACTGACTGCTAAATCCAGTGCAGCTGGAGGTCTTACATGGGCTGAAGCTAGTGCTGGTGCAGCAGGCGGTGGGTCGGATAAAATCTTTTGGGAGAATGGGACAACAGTAACTACCAACTATACGATTACTAATAATCATAATGCTGGTACGTTTGGTCCTATAACAGTAAACTCAGGAGTTACAGTCACTGTAGGTTCTGGCGAGACATGGACAGTAATTTAAATGCCTATAGCAATAAATGGTTCTGCCGGTACCATAACCGGTGTATCAACAGGTGGATTGCCTGATGGTTCTGTAGATGCAGATACGCTTGCTTCTGGTGCTGTTACAGCTGCAAAAATGGCAAGTGGTGTTGGAGGTAAAATATTAACAAGTGGTGTTGCAGGTTCATTTAGTGGTTCTACTGCCTCAACCTCGTATTTAAACGCAGTCACTCCTTTTAATGTCACACCATCAGCTACAAGTAGCAAAATTTTACTTTTTGCAACACTAAATCATGTTCAAGACTCTACGACTAACTGGTCAACTCAAGTACTTCGAGATAGTACACAAATATTTGAGCGTAGTCAATGGAAATTTTCTTCAACTAACAGAAACTTTGGAATAATGACTTACATTATTCTTGATTCTCCAAGTACTACAAATCAAATTACCTATAGTATAAAAGTAAAAAGAACAACATCAGGTGGTGCATCCACAGATGGTTTTAACTTTAGTGGTAATTATCTTTGGTTTGAGGTGGCTGGATGACAGTAAAATTAGTAGGCTCCTCTTCGGGGTCAGTATCCTTACAGGCTCCAGCATCAACATCTGGTGGTGCTCATAGAGTTTTAACTTTACCAGATGCAAACGGCACAGTAGCTACAACAACAACTGCTGGAAAAATTCTTCAAGTAGTAACCGCTCATAAAACAAATGCTTTTGCAACTACAAGTGGAAGTTTTGTAGATATAACTGATATGAGTAGATCAATTACACCAACCTCTGCTTCAAATAAAATACATATTGCAGTTTCTCTTCATATTGGAGGAGAAGGAGATTCTTTTCCCGGTTTTAGATTACTTCGTGGTTCTACTGTTGTTACTCAAGGAACTAATGGTTCAGGTAATATAACTAATTGCACCTTTGGTTCTTATATAGCAGACGGTAATCATACAGATACTATAGGATATACTTTTTTAGACTCTCCAAATACAACCTCTGCAACTACTTATAAATTACAAATAGGTAGCTTTAAAAATACACGTGAAGTTTGTATTAATAGGACATCAACAGGATCTAATTCAGCATTTACAATAAACGGTACTTCAACAATAACCCTCATGGAAGTAGCAGCTTAACAACAACAATTATTTTTTTTTAAACAATGGCATACGATCACGAAGCAATCTACTCTGCATACGCAGGCACAGTAGTAACAATAGACGATGGCAAAGGAGCCTTCGACAAAGATGGCAAGTCAGTAACACTTGACAACGCCAAAGTAGCAGCAGCTCGCAAATCAATAGATGATGCTTTCGCAGCTAAAAAATATCAAAGAGATAGAGCAGAAGAATATCCTACATGGCAAGACCAGCTTGATAAAATCTATCACTCAGGTATAGATGCTTGGAAAGCAGATATTAAAGCAATTAAAGATAAATACCCAAAACCATAGGAGGGTAAATAATGTCACGAATAATCGTAGACTCAATACGTAACTCGTCAGCTGGTTCTGACGGGATTACGCTTAGTTCAGATGGTAAGGTAGCGTTTCCTAATACAAGTACAGGTAAAATTCTTCAAGCTGTAAATGTTTTTAAAGGTAATAGATTTACTACAAGTAGTACAAGTTGGACAGATATAACTGATTTAAGTATTTCTATAACTCCTAGTGCAACTTCAAGTAAAATACTACTTATGTGTAGTATGGGAGCAGCTGGAGTGAACAAAAGTAATTTAGATTATGGTAACGGAATTAGAGTTATGAGAGATATTGGTGGTGCCGGTTACAGTAATGATAACAAATTAAATGGTGCTACTGATGGAAATAGAGATAGAATTACTTTTAAAGGTCATGGTTGGGCGTATAACAACGACCATATGCCCGGAGGAGTTGGTTTTAACGGAGTAGATGATCCTAGTACAACAAGTGCAGTTACTTATAAAGTACAAGTTATATGTCAATCTTCTAGTTATGCTTTTGTCTTAAACGGAAACATAACAAGTGGTAATAATTCTAGTATTGCACAAGGAAGATCAATGACATCACTTATAGCTATGGAAATAGCAGGATAGTGGACTTACCCACCATAGTATTACCTGATATAAAAAAGATAGAGACTGTCGAAATACCTATACCTACAGCTGATGTACCATACTATAAACCTATGGTAGTTCCTCCTAGCGATCTACGAGATCAGGAAGAGGAGCCAGTTAAGACTGTAGAAGAAAAACCACCCGAACCACCTACCCTTAAAATACCGTTTATTAAACAACCAGTGCCTCGACCTTCAACAGAGGTTGTCGTAGTGGCAGCTACAACAGCGATTACAGCAGTAGCAGCTACAACGCTTACACAGCCTTTAGTTGAATGGGTACGTAAAAAAGTTCAGAAATTACTACAAAATAAAATAAATAAATGGAGACAAAACCGCCAGAAAAAAAAGGACTCATCAGCAAGTTAAAAGAGGCTGCTGAAGACAAAGAACATCAAATAGAAATATTAGGAACATTTGTAAGGCTTGGTGTAGTTGTCTGGTCAGGTTTTATCATTACGATGAACTATGTAGAAATACCAATGGTTAAAAAATCTGGTAATTCAGATATCACTTTCGTCGCCAGCGTTTTTACTGGAGCCCTAGCCACATTCGGCTTGACGACTGGTAAAAACGGTAGTAGTAAGCCACCCGAATGTCCAATGATGAAAAAACAACCAACTACAAAGACATGAAAAGATGGATACTACTCTTAGCCCTGTTGTCACCCGCAGCTGCAAGAGCAAACACTGTGACGCCTCAGTTTACAACAGGCAGTATGCAGAGTACAACAACTACAACTCAAACCATAACAGAAGAGATAGTACACGACGTACTAGGAGCCGAAGTCAAAACTTGGTCTGGTACAAATATTACGCCAAGTGGTGCGATTGGTGCAACCGATACAACATATTCAGTTACAACAAATGCAACCGAATGGGATCTATCAATAACAACAAGAGACGCAGGAACAATAGAAACAATAACAATAGACAGAACTATAGAAACAGATTCTACTACAAACTCTTACTCTATCTTTGCACAATAAGTACACCTGTATTTGCTGAAGATACAAATGTCAGCAATCCTGTAGCTGCTGCTACTGGTAACGTAACTAACCAAGCTGTACAGTTTCAAAATAATGGTGCGTCATCACGTCAGATATACGGTCCAAACATACAATGTAATGGATCTACAATGACGTTTAGCCCTTTTTATATGGGTAATCACAGCAAACCATTAGATGAGTTTATGCAACCTACTAGCTACACCCTAGCAGAAAACTGGGGGTTCCAGATTAACTTTATGGTTCCTCTAGATAAGTCAGGATATAAACAGTGTAAAGAAATGGCGAAGAGATATGAGGAGAAGATGAAGCTTGAGTACGAGATTACACGAGCACATAAATGTGCGGACTTACAAAGAAAAGGCTTTACGTATAGACCTAACACACCTAATGCAAAGCTGTGTCAGGATATCATACCTATAGTCAAAACTAAGCCGCCTAAAAAACAAAAGAAATTTTTATTATTTTAACACCATGCCATCAACAATAGCATTACAAAGAGCAGCAAGAGAAGCAGCAGCTAAAGCAGCAGCTAAAAAGAAAACTAAAAAAGAGGAGACTAAATAATGTTAGGACTAATTAAACCACTTGTTTTAACAGGACTAAAAAGCCCTAAGTTTAAGCAATTTGTAGTTGATTTACTAGAAAAGCTAGTAGAACAAACAGACAACAAGCTAGATGACAAAGCACTAGCTATAGTTAAAAAAGGACTAGAAATAGAGTAATGGCACAAACTAAAGCAATTAGACCATTTGATGAGCAAGATACAAAGTTAGCTATGGGTCGTAAAACTCCTAGTCAGCAAGCAAAATCTGACTCTTTAAAAAGTATTAAAAAACTAACTAAAGAAGGCAAGCACTCAGATGCTAAAGCTTTGTATGACGAAACATTTCCTAGAGTATAATGGAACAACTAAAGAAACTACCTAAAAAAGCCACTGAAGAAAGTTTTAACGAGCTACACTATCTTGTTACAGAGGACTTTCTACGTAGAATAAGAAGCGGAGAAGCGACTACACAAGATTTAAAAGCAGCTTGCGATTGGCTAAAAACCAACGACATAACAGGTGTAGCTTTTGATGGTAGTCCTTTAGATAAGCTAAACAAACTTCTACCTACTGTTGACCCAGCTCTCGTAAAGAGGAAAGTATATGGCAAGTAAGACTTCTAAGTATTACAAGAAGAATCCAAAGGCTGCCGCTCGAAGGCGTAAGCAGCAACGCAGATACAACAAAACTAAAAAAGGTCTAGAAATTAGAGTCAATGCAAACAAACTTAATAGAAAACTTGGTACATATGGCAACCGTGACGGGTTGGATGCCGCCCATTATAAGGGTAGTAAAACCCGTGGCAGAAAACAAAAGCCATCTATTAACAGAAGAAGCAGACTTAAAATTAAACGATGACCCCATTACTACCTAACCCTGATTACTATTTACAAAATTTAATAACCATGACAAGTTCAGAATCAAAACGGCTCTGGAGAAGGGCTATCAAAGAGCACTTTAATTGTCAATGCGTTTATTGCGGAGAATTTCATGAATTACACAACCTCACTATCGACCACGTACGCCCTAAATGTAAAGGGGGAGAGGATGTTACAGCGAATGTTGTACCCTCGTGTCGACGATGCAATCAGGAAAAAGGTAGTAGAGAATGGCTCAACTGGATGAGAGCTACGTTTGGTCATAAGCCAGACAGAGAAAAACTTATTTCAACACACATACGCTATGGCTGAACGATTTAAACCGGGTGTCTACTTTAAAGATGGTAAACAAGTCTTTCTTAATGATAAAGGAGAAGTAGAAAACCCTAGATTATATTATATGAGAACTAATGGACTAGAAATGTATAACAAATATGTTAAACCTATATTTCAGATTGACTTTCCTAGTGTGTTAGAACCTTATACAGAAGCTAGAACTAAACAGATAAAAGGTTTACAAGAAGTAGATGCAGAAGTTATAGGAGATATTACTGATGCTCTATCTCTTAGAATATCTGAAGAAAGACAGCTAAAAGAAATAGAAAATAAGAAAAAGAAATTTAATCATCCTGATGCGATGAATAAATTTGGTAAGAACATGACATACTATCAGTATGAACAAGCAGTAAAAGCG